TTAAATGCGTCCAAATACTCAGCCGTAGGAGACTTGGGTTCGTTTGGCTGTTGACCCTGAGACAACATTTGAATATCCAATAAAGCCTGTTGACCATCTTCGCCATTAAGGGCATTCCCCATTTGTTGGGAATCTTGCAAACCCATTCCATATTTGGCAGTGTATTCTGCCGGACTTTGGAGGAATAACATCAGCTTCATTGTCCTGCCCATTGGGTCAGAAGCTCCAATATCTTTATAAAAAGTATGTGGGTCAATCAATTTCATCTTAGCCATGTCCACCGCCCTTCGTTCCGCTTTGAGCTTGTCGGTTCCTGAGGCTGTTATTGTGACTTCCATACCATCCTCGATCATATCTCGGTGGATTTTTTGGAAGGTGGTTTTGCCGTCATCACCCAATACTCGGACAAAGTGTTCTTGAGTGTAACGGAGCTTCATTAACTGAAGAGCCGCCCTGGCCATCTTCTCGCAAGCGTAGTTGATGGTTTTATCCACCAAATCATCTGCCCTAGTAAAGTCCGCCTCACGGGCTATTTGATTCGTGGTGGCCGTGTCAGATTGAATCTCACCCCTGGTCGCGAATGTCCCGGCTTTGGCGAACATTCGATTTCGGGTGTCATCATAGTCTTTAAATTCTTGGACTGTGGGAAGATCGGGGGCGATGGTGCTGTGGAGGTCGCCCACCTTGCCGTCTTTTAAGAAGATGTCCTCGTCTGGGTCATTGAGATCCATATTTTCCACATCCTCGGCCCTGATTCCGGAGGTACCGGAAAAGACGTGCTTAGTTCTATTCTTTAGTTTCTCGGCGATAACTTTGCCCCGCTCGTCTAAAGTGTACTGCATGAGTACAAGTTGCTCGAGGCGGGAGGTTTCATTTATTGGTGATTTGCCGGAGAGTTCGGTGTTTATGAATATGTAGGGTTTTTCCGGATTCTCAAAGTAATTTCGGAATATACTTTCCTCTCTATAGCCTTCAATTTCGGTTCCAGCCATCACCGATTCCCGTAAGTCTTCCTCTTTGAGTTCGGTTTTGTATGAGAACAATCTTTTCTCCCCGCTCCAGTCCCAGTTGGGATCTTTGATCTTTTTAAGAACCTTGGTCCGGTATGTCCAGACTACGCCCTCGATGCGTTCATATTTATCTTCGTGTTTTTCGTAGTGGGTAAACCATGTCTCCCAGACCTCTTTGACCTTAGTGGCCATGCCCTTATCTGGAATTTCGCCATTGGCATCAACCTGGACACCGTCCTTTTTTGCCTCTTCGATTATTTCGTCTTTTTTGTCGGGGAAACGCATTATTAACTCTTGAAGGGTGGGGTGGAGATTTTGGGCAATGAAGTCCATATCCCGCTGGTCATTGGTTTTGGCGGTGTGATCGACTACTACGTCATCGGGGAGAACCCACTCATAGTCATAGTCTCCGTTCTTTCCAAGTTCAGGGTTCCACCGCCATTTAATTACCCCCCTTAAATAAGAAGGCTCATGCTCGAAAGCCATCTGCAGGACTTCCCGGCGTTCTCGCCTTTTAAGATCTGTGTCAACGACCTTTGACACATCTTCTGCGGTTTTTTGGCTGTCTTCGCCCTCCTTACCAGGCTTGACGATAATATCTGCCATCTTCGAGAAAGCGATGGCTCTTATCTGCTGTTCGGATTCCCAGATAACGCTGTCTTGCCATTTACCTTCATAATCTTTTAATTCTTTGGTATTTACCGTTTTGCCGGCGGCATACTTTAGGTTTCTTTTGACTCTTTCGTCTAAATCAAGTTCGGAGTTGAACCAGTTTTTGCTTTCCTCACGCCGGGCTTTTAAGACTTTAGTAAAAACTTCATCTTTGATATCAAGTGACAGGGGGTCTCGGATTGTGATTGCGTCCATGCCTTCAATTATAAACCATCGGACTTATCTTGAGAGGATGGTTGAAAGTAAATATTTTTGGCCACAGGTAGGATTTGAGCATTGAAGGATGATCGGGACTTGGACGGGGGTTTCGCCGGGGAGTTCAATTACTTGGCGGCCCTTGTACTGGAAGAGGACTCTTCCGCACTTCGAGCAGTGGTGGGCAATATAGTATCCGAAATAGTTTTCTACGATGGCGATAGTTACTACTTCCACATCTTTGATTTCACCTTTGTAATTTGAAGTTTTCATATTTCACGGTATGTCCGCTTATTTCTTTTAATTGTAGCAAATGCATCGAAATCCACTTTTGTGAGCATGGGTTGCTTGATAGGTTTTTCTTGCTTTTGATGGACTCCCCCGGCTTTGGCATTTATCCATTTGACATGCTTGAGCATATATCTTAAGGCATCTGCCCAATGATCGTTCCCCGTAGTATCTACGTCTTCCACATTGTTCTCGTCATGCACTAATCCCGGCAGGGTAGTTATCAGGTCATAGCAGTCTTCGGTAATTATCAGATAAGGTAGCCCGTCTGGTGCCAATGAGAGCCAATCATGAACTACCGACCACCCCCCCACCCGGTCATTACTAGCCCGACTCATCCTCACCCCCTCCTTATTGAACTGGTCGGAAATGGAAATTGAGTTGTCATTGCCCTTGGTGAACATGGAGGGATCGGCCATTATTTTCTCGAACTCATTTAGATTTAACTTAGCTTTTATTTCATCTGCCCATTCTTTAGGGTTTTTCTCCACTCCATCAATTTCCTTATAAATCCACACCCGATGAAACACCCGGCCATCTTCTAATTTCACCACATCGAATGCCCCGGCCAGAAAAGCAAATGGTGCTATCCGGCCCCAGTCTACCCCGGCATATTTGGGAATGGTGGTTTTGGGGATGAAGGGTTTGCAGGTATGTAAGTCTCGCCTAAACTCCCTAAAAAACTGGCCGGCAAAGGTATCCCAGCTTCCCAATCTCCAAGCCTTCCAAAGTTCCTCGTCGGTTTCTTTCAAACTATCCAATACTTTTATATAGTTGGGATCGTTTATCAGGAGAGTGGGGTTATCGTCAATCGTTGCAGGGATGTAAACCCTGGTAAGGCC